TCACTATATTGAGCAACTTCACGATAACGACGGATAAGATCGTTTTCGTTTTTAATGATACCCTCAAGATCCATGACCATACCGTAGTAACCACCAGCATTAACGCCAGTGTTTACTACAGTTGCGCCTGTATCTATAGAAGTAGGAGTTACAACGCTCTGTATCTCCTGTTCTTTTTTACGACTTATTTCAAAGCCAAACAATTGCATAATGTATAACCCTCAAGTTAATTTAATAATTAAACGCCACTACCGATAGGGAACGATCCAATTGGTGTGTTGATAGTTGTGCTAACACCAAAGCCAGCAGCAGCACCAGTAACAGATGTAAAGAAGTTGTATGTAAACTCTATATCAAACTGTTCAATTGCGTTTTGTTGCTCGTAATCTAAAGCAACAGCAGAGATAGCAGTTGGGAACGCATCAACAAAAGTATAAGATTTTACTGTTGCGCCATTGCGATCTAGTTGGTGAACTTGCAAGTCAACTTGATAGTCAGTTGGGTTAACACGACCATTAGTTGCATTGTAGTTTTGGATACCAGACTGCCACTGCTCTAGAGCATTACGAATACCAAAAGTAGTATCGTTATAGACAGTGATAGTCCATGGTTGGAATGTTCTTTCACCAGCAAAGTTAACTGGGCGACCACGATAAAGAACAGGAATGTTCTCAATAGTAGAAGCAGGTAACTGAGCAGCCTTACACAAAAACTGTGCACGAGCACCAGCTACTGGACCCAGTGTAACATAACTTGGGAATGTTAGATCAACACGGAACTGATTAGGGCGAGCACCGCCCCCGATCATTTGTGCTTTGAAGTCAGCAATATTTGCCATTTAATTCTCCTTGTGTTCTTCTATTTATCTATTACGCACCAACTTCATTGAAACTTACTGAAGAGCGAGCAGCAACAAAATTAAGAGTGATAAAGTTAATAGAACGATTTGGCTTAACGAAAATATCAGCAACGAACTGATTAGCGTCAATAACCTGACCAGTGTTATTAGATTCATCGCATTTAACAACGAATTCAGTAATACCACGACGACCTTGAACATCACGCAAGAATGGTTCTACTAGATTTTTAAACTGCGCACGAGTGAAGCTGTCGTTAAATTCGAACAACTGGAATTTGGCAGCAGTAGCAATAGCCTTTTCCATAACGATGAATAGACGACGAACATTAATACGATCGAACGCACTTGGTTTAGACAATAGAGTCTTGTCGCCAAATAGAACAGTACCTTCTCCTGGGAAGTTAACAACAGGATTAACACCCTTCTTATAAAGAGTATCACGATCTGTCTTAGTTGGGTTAACTGCTAATTTAACAACACCTTTAATTTGACCACGATTTAAACCACCTGGAGAGAACCATGGATCGTTAGTGTAGTCAGTACGAGCGCAAAGACCAGCAGTATCGCCATTCAATGGAATGTAACGGTATACATCATTGTAACGATCATACTGATACTTGTAACCAGAATCCATAACAGCATAAGAAGTGCTTGGTAGAAGGTCACGATATGCAGTGATTTGACTGATTGGAGTTGAACCTTGACCAGTAATAATTTCACCAGTAGAAGTATTTTGTGGTGAAACGAAGGCTACGCAATCAAGACGAGTCTCGCACACATTTTGAATAATGTATGTTGCAAGAGTAGCACTGGCTTTACCTACTGGTAGTAGAGAAATATCATACTGAGAATCATCTGCAAATAATGCCCAAGCTGATTGTAGCTGACCATCAGTTGCTGCTAAAGCATCAACACCGCCAGATAAGCTACGGCTAATAGCAACAGGGATAACACCGAATGTCAATCCAGGAGCATTAATAGCTGTAGAACCCCATCCATTTGTTAATGATGTGATAGCTGTTAAAATAGCTGTACCATTAGTAGCATCACCACTAGAGTGAGTTGGAGCAGTCGAACTAGAACTTGTTCCAGCAGTTCTTACGATATAAGTATTACCACCAGATGTTAGTATTTGACCTCTTGAATATGCAGTGCTAGCTGCATATACAGTAGCAATATCAGAAGATGTAACATGATCCATCCACCAGATATATTCAGAAGTTGCATTAATAACATCTTTATAGAAGTTGTTAGTTCCATCTGATTTTCTGCAATCTGCTGCTTTGGAAACAAAGGCAAACTTTTCTAAAGTGCTACCTTTAACACCAGTCCATAGACCATCTTCGTCCACAACAATAACATGCATCTCATCATTTGCTGCGCCATTAGCATTAGCATAAGCTGATGTTCCAGGAGCACCATCAAATTGTGACGCATATTCCCATCCAGCATATGACAAACTGTCTGCCATAGAAACTTTAAGTGAATTTCCAAGAGAACCTGGATATTTTGCAGCAAATTCTCCGAACACACCTTGTCCACTTGAATATGTGCCAAGGTAACTTTCTCCATTATTAATTTTAACACCACCAGCAACATAAGAAGCAGTTGCAAGGGCAGTAGTACCAGATGGAGGAGCAGCAACAGTTACTGTAGGGTTAGAAGTATATCCAGAACCAGCATTAGTAATTGTTATACCAGTAATGCTAGAAGAACTAAGAGTAATAGTACCAACAGTAGCATTAGTGCCATTACCAGAAATAGTAGCAGTTGGGGCAGAAGTATATCCAGATCCAGCAGTAGTGATAACAATAGCAGTTACTGCACCAGCAACGATTGTAACAGTACCTGCAGCTGTTGTACCACCAGCAACCTGTGGAGCGGAGAATGTTACTGTTGCAGCTGTATAACCAGTACCACCAGCAGAAATTGTTACGCCAGTAACACCACCACCAGAAAGAACTGCAGTACCAGTAGCATTTACACCACCAGGAATTGATGGTGCGCTAATAGTTACTGCTGGAGGTGTCGCAGTTGAGGTATATCCAGAACCAGCCGTACCAACTGTAATAGTAGATACAGAACCAGATTGAGTCGCAACAGCATTTCTGGCAGCAGCAACATCAGCACGACAGACTAACAGATTGTTAGTATAAGATAGGAAGTTTGCTGCGGTGAAAAAAGATTGCGCATTGGCATCTTGAGGTTTGCCAAAATAACGAACTAATTCGTTCTCTGACGAAACTGTGAACGGAGCCATAACTGGACCCCATGCAAATGTTCCTGCAAACGCACCAACAGAACTAGATACTGCTGGAACGATTGAAGTGAAATCTTTTTCTACGACTGCAACGCCTGGAGATAGTTGAAACGGCATTGTATTTCTCCTTGTTAATAAGTTTTACCTAGACAATTTTATGTCTACATTTTATTTAGTTTTTATTGGTTTTCTCAAAAATTTAGAGGTGGTTTTTCTGGACCACCATCATCATAGAACCCAAATGGAGTTAATTCATCTTCGATGGCTTGTATCTGTTTCTTATACATTATTTCTCTGAGGTTAACATTATTTAGGTCTTTAAAATAGCTGTTAGTTGTAAGCCAGCTAAACAAGACTAATGGCATAACCAAGTCGTC